TTTGCCTGAATTTTTTCTGCGATTTCAGGCGCATCCATCTCATCGCTGTTTTTTAATAGACTTTGTTTAGCCATTAAATTTTCCCTTCAGGTTCAGAGCAATTTCATTGCTGTGGCTGTTAGGAGCGGGAAGTCTAAAACTTCCTCCGCAATCTGAGTAGTTGGAATTGAACCAACAACCTCTCGGCCCCAAACCGAGCGCTCTACCAAATTGAGCTACACTCAGGTTATTCTTTTTCCTCTTCGTCTTATTCTTTGCGGATGTTTCATAATACCACAAGCATCAAGATATTTTTGATGCTTAGCATAATTATCAAACACTGGCCGCCCATCTGATTGCACTTCAATATCAGGAAACTTTTGCTTGTGTTCAGCAATTTGCGATGGGTGCAAAGCAAGCGAATCACTTACAATCGGTCTACGATAATCCTTACCACTGGTATTTACATGTTCTGCTTGAAAATCTCGTCGCATATTCACTTTACAGTCGCAACATTCAAATGGCTGTTGTGAAAGTTCCATTGAACGAACAACTTCTTCTTGCTTTCCACATTTAGGACATATAAGACAATATCTTGGAATTTTAATTTCTCCTTAGACAGTCCTCATCGCCGATTGTGATGTTGCAGCTACTTCTTGACTTTGTTGGTTCATTTCCTGATTTGGAGTAAGAATATTTCGTTTCATCGGAAACCCCTGATTCTGTCCAACCGCTTTAGGTGACAGTGTTCCCTTGCCCGGATCTTGCGGACCTACCTGAGCAAACCAAGCCATACGTTGCTGGAAAGTCGGGTCATTAAATACATCAATTACACATTCTGATATTCCCATCTCCTCAGCAACTTGCATTAGTTGTCGCGGGACATTATATGGAATGCCCATTTGCATAGCAGCTTGACCAGCAGTAATCACAGCCGGAACTACATTTGTGCAAAACTCCATAATTCGCTTGGCTCGTAAGATAGGCTCAAGCACTTGCATTGAACGCTTTACTATTTCAAAAGTAAACTCGGCCCAATCTCCACGCCGTTGTTCCGGCGTAAGCCAAATTTGTACTTCTTCACCGCCGGTACTTCTACGAGTAAGTGGTATGCCTGACTTACCGCTTCTTGGATCAAACATTAACGGGTCTGTATGTAAAAACCATGCTTCTTTCCGGCTTACATCAGCGTGCATTTCATACACAGAATCGCGCATGTCCTGCAAAGATACACTGGCGTTTGATTGAAGTATTTGCACTTCTGTTGCTGTGTCAGTTTTAGCCCCGCTCTGCAAACCCGCAAGTTGGTCAGGATTCCCGGCCATATAATTAAACCAGACTTGAAGTTGTCCAACCATGTGCTCATTGCTTGGATTTTGTCCTCCAAAACTTATAACTTTTACTTGTGTTGGATCAGCACAAGCAAGACTTTCACCATCAGGAAGTTCTGCAACAGCCTGAGCCTCATCAGCATAAGATGGATTATATACAAGTAAATCCTTTTGCCGTTCTGATTGCCCCATATACTTCTTAAACACCCGATTTGCCATGTCGGATAAATCACGCCACACCCCCACAGGCGCAATCGGAAATGGATTATCAGGAATGGGTGGTGTTAATGAACCAAATGTATATGGTCCTTCATCTGGACCATAATAGTCAGTCACCTTCAAATAATCACTAAAAACAGTTTGAAACGGATCAGGAACATAACAAGTTGCATCTGCTTCCGGCACATATACTTCAATTACATACACATAATCCTGTAAATCCCCCATTTTTGATCTTTGCTGTTGTTGTGATAGTTCCTCTGCTCGTTTATCACCATAAGGAAACGTAGACACACTCGGAAGCTGTAAAACAAGATCCTTATTCCAACCTTCACCATCTAATAGTTCTTGTCTTGGAACACGCACTCGATGTCCAATAAAACTCGCGCATTCAAATCTTCGACAAAGCGGATCAATAGACAAATCATCAAGACTAACGTTGTCTGTGTAGATCTGCCCTGGATCTACATTCACATCATTATCGACCGGCAACAATTCTCCAGACGCTTTAATGCTGGTCTTTAATGTGGCAAACCCAAAGTGCATGTCTACAATCGCAGAGCGAATAATCTTTTTCAACTTTCTCTGCTTCTGTGATCGATTAAGCGCAAGGCCCATTAGCTCAGCGTAATCACGATTCGCTAATATCTCCGTTGTAATTTTGTTTACACCCTCACGAGCGGCAAGATTAGGAATTAGTGCCCGCAACGCTAAAAACACAAGGTTAATCGGTTGTTCACCAGTATAACCGTGCCGTTCTCGCATATATTGGCCAACGTAATCTCGAATATACATTGCTCGTGCTGCACGATATTCTTTTAGCCGTTTAAATCCTTCCCGCACAACCTGTGAAATTTTCATCGCTGGAAGTTCAGCCATTTAGTTTTCCTATGCAAATGAGAATTTTTTTTGCCATCCTTTATCTTTGTTTTGATTTTTCCATTTTTCAAACCTATGACCGAAACTGCCATAAGGCGCTTTTGGCCCTTTACTTTTGCGAGGTTTTGATACTTCTTTATCTTCTACAGTTAAAGCGTCAGCTATCACAATGTCCCCATGTAACAACTCTTCCGCTTTGGATTTATCTGCAAGGTCTGCTGGCCCTACACCTCCATTCGGCATGTGAATATAGTATTTTGCCTGCTCAAGTCCACGTTTATCGTGGTTAATTATTTTTCCCTGCACGAGAGCGCGTTCATAAGCTCGAAGAAGTAAATTCTTGGTCTCCTGTGATACATGCCAACCGTACTTATCAGTCTTTTTCTCCCCAACTCTGCCAATAACTTCACGACGATAGTAATACGGATACCTAAATTCTTTAACAAGCCGTTTACCTAAATCCCATCCCGGCCCCTGTGTTTCCCATTTCAAAAACGGTAATCGCTGTGGATTACTTCCACCTACCCACAGCGCCAAAGCAACAAGTACACGGGCAAACTCATACGGCGGCGTATATTTGCATTTCCATTTTGCAATGATCTCGCCTGTTTGTTTGCATTTGATGCTTGCAACCGACTCTGATGCCCCTTGCCCCCTGCTCGCATCAATTCCAATAATATAGGTTTTGCTCTGGTCCGGTCTTCCATTTGGCAATTCAACCCAGGTTTCGAGTTTTCCATCCTTTGCTCTTGCAATAGAATAGGCTTTAATATCCCGTCTTCGCAGAATGTCCTGTATTTTATCATCTGGAAGATTTTCTTTTAATTTGATGTTGAAGCAATGTTTTGGTTCTCTGGCGAACAATGCTATGTGTTGCTCAATAATCCCTATGTCAAAAAACGTATCGCCCGCTTCAATATCTTGAGCTAAAATTTCTTGAGCAATTTCTTTTTGGCTTCTTCGTTTCTTTTGCTTTTCTAACCAGGGCGACGTAATGTGAAATCGGCCAGTAATAGAATCCTTAATAACAAACCGACCTTTTCCTTTGTCTGGATGATCCCAGAACATCAAAGAAAAAACATCTATTTGTCCCGAATTTTTCCATCTTGAAAATTCTGTTCCTGCACCTATTGTTGTTGAATTTACAATACGGCATGGAGTAACATCAGCAGTAGAAGTCCTAATTGCTGTTCCATCCTCAACTGCTGCAAATTCATCAAGTAAAAGTATAGCACAACGACCTGCGCGCATTGCGTGTTTAGTCGTTGAAACTCCGCCAATGGTGTTGCTATTTAATTCATTGTAAATTCTGAGTTTTGTCCGATTTTTTGTTCCCCGTTCAAGCACATCTGGTGGTCGCACCCATACAGGCAACCAAAAATTGATATAATCGTGTTTTGCAAAAAGAGAATCCATCAACGGTGAATCAACAAGATCTTCAACACGAGACATTTCGCGGATTTCTGTCCCCGGTCTAAAAAGCCATAGCCAATGCAGATAAGCTACACAGATCCATGAAGCCCCCATTTCTCGTGTTTTAGTAATTAAACCGTCTTCACCGCCCTCAAATTTTTCATTTAACCATTCAGAAAGTTCGTCCTGAATTTCCCACGTTATGAATGGCTGATGTGGTTCTGATGATGGTATCTGCTTTCCTGTTTCTGGATCAGTTTCAAATTGGTGATAGGTCCAAACAAGCGCATTAACCCAAAAAAGATAACTTAACTTGGAAGCAGCAAATAAATCTCGTTGTAATCCTGTGTCCTTCTTTGCTGCTTGAAGCAACTTTTCTCGCCATTTTAAATTCGCTTCCTTGCGTTTTGGCACTTTGAATCCTGTAATCGGACAAGTCCAAAACTCTCTATTGCTCGGAAACGGAGTTTTTAGTTTTGGATATTTTTGAAAACCGTCTTTTATCATAAAATAAAAAGCCAGAGAGAACGCTTTTAGCGTCCCCCTGGCTCATAATTGTATAGGCCTCCATCCTGGAGGCACTAATCCAGCGACCATAAAGGATCACTGGCGGATATTAACTTGCTAAATTGTTCACCCTATCACGATTCAATTCTGAAATTCTGTCCGGCACATCCATCACTATAGGCCCATCATCTTTGCCTTGCGCTGCGACTTTACCTTCTGTGCGCTCAATTATCATTTTTCGATAATCAAGTCTTAATCGAGCATCTTCACCATTCAAAGCCTCATTCCATATATCACGAGCAAGTGCTTCAGCCTTACTGACAAGCCGCCGTTCTTTCGTATCGGGATCTACCGTTACATCACATAGTTCAGTAACTTCAGTGCCAATGCCTCTAAGATATTCAGAAAAAATCTGACCAACTACAGACTTCTTGCCTTTTTTCAAAAGTGATTTGTTTTCTTTATTATACAACGGCTTTTTGTCTTTGTGATTTTTCATGTGCCATCCAGTGCCCACAATTAGAACATCTTGCTTTCACATAATGTCCTGTTGGATCTTCAACTCGATAATAGCAATAAAGACACCACCATACAGTCGGCGTTCCACACTTTACCAACTGTGGCGGATCATAATCTAATTGCTTCTTGGAAAACTTCTCAAAACGATTCATTATTTCCCTCGCGCACGCCGAGCAAGTCCGCGTCTGGCTTTTTTCTGGTGGCTCGGAGTCCATCCGGTTTTACGAAGTGCTCCATATACGTATTTTTCACCGCGCTCACTCAAGCCGTCTTTTACAAAGCCTTTTTTGCGGGCTTGTCTTTTAAGTTTTCTTTCTAACGCTTTAGGCACTATCTCCGTCTCTTTCTGGTTTTAGATGGTCGATAACTATATGCCGAACCATTACAAATCCACCAATAACCAAACCCAATTAAACCCATACAAAGAAGTCCTTGTAATAAACCAAAAATTCCCCCGTTGATTATTTCTGCTAACATCATTTCCCCCTTTCATTCTAATTGTTCAAGTGCTTTACAAGCTAAGTATTTTTGGATTGTTGCTTTACAGACGTCCGAATCTACAAAATAGTTAAACACGTCTGAATATCCCCAACTACAAATACCAAGAATGTTGTTACTTGCATCAAAAAGCGGAGAACCCGAATTACCCGGATGAACCGGACAATCAGTTACAATCATATTCTTTTGCCCCCAATAGCCGTCTGGCGCATTTATAACCGACACAATCCCTTTAGTTAACACAGGATAAATGCCTAATGGATTGCCAAGCGTCCATACATCTTCGCCGAGCACAGCATCATCAAACTTTGCTCGTGGTTCACGTTCAAGCGTTCTAATGTAGATGATTCCTAAATCCGCTTCTGGCTCTTTATACCAGCCAACAGCTTTGTGTTCTTTACCATTAGGCCAGACAACTATGATTTCTTCAGCCTCATCAACCACATGCCCGGCAGTGAGAATCAAGTCGTCATCTATAAATACCCCACTACCTTGCCACAAACCACTATTAGCTGATAATTTTACAACAGTCGGCTGTGGAGATTGCTTAGTAAAAAGAGCATGAATCGCCCTACATAAAGTTACACTGCCGATAGCAATTAACACGGCTAATAATATTTTTTCAATTATCTTTTTGCCCAATATGGTCGTTCTCT